CTAATAAAAACTGATACTTTTAATATACAAGGTTATGCTGTATTAACTAATGCTAACTATCATTATGGTACACAGATTCCTGCCGACACAAGCTCATCTTTATACAGTTCTAATTATGGTTCTGGTACTATTGGTGCAAGTGCTTTAGACATTGGTGATTTTTTTAAAACAAAATCATTTGTAATGCATACTGCTTGTAATTTAAACAGAATATATTTATGGGCAAATGCTACTACAGGAGCAACAATAACAGTAGCTTTATGTAAGATGACATTTGTAGCAGGAAATACTGGTGCTATTGATCCAGTACTATTAAACGAATTAACAATAACAGGACAGTCAAGTAACGATAATTTACAAGTAACTAGAAACTTAACTCCAGAAACAACTTTAGCAGCAGGTGATGTATTATTTGCAATGGTAAAAGCATCAACAGCAGCAACAACATATTTCAAAGTAGGTATAGAAGTTGGGTATGACAATTAATAAACAAAATAAAATGAAAGATACAATTGAAGATACGATACAGGTGGGAATGGCAAATGCAGGAGCAATAGGAATATCGTTAGCATCGTTTAATGAAATACTAACAACAATATCTTTATTAATGGCAATAGGATTCTCAATTTATAAATTTACAAAAACAAAAAAATAATATGGCAAGTACAGTAACAGCAGCAAACTTAACAGTAACTATAGTAGAATCATACACTTTGAATGGTGTGGCATATGGTAATACTGTAGAGAAAACATTTACATCTAAAGGACAAGTAGATCAAAGAATAATGAATGTAGCTACTACAGAAAAGACTTTGTTTAATTGGGGTGCAGCAGATGATGCAGGTACAGGGGTTGCTGCAGATTATGCTTACTTTAGAGTTACTAACTTAGATGATACTAACTTTATTACACTAAGAGTTTATAATGGTGCAGATAGTTTTTGGTATAAACTTGCAGCAGGTGAGAGCATGATGTTGATGAATAATGAGATGGATGCTATTACTGGTACTACATTTGGTGCTTTAGCAGACATTACTTTAGTTGCAGCAAAATCAGATACAGCAGCTTGTGATGTAGAATTTATTGCAGTAACAGCTTAATATGGCTAAAATAGTTTTTACTTTTAGAAAGACTAAGAATAAGAAACGTAAAGGAGTACATTCTAAAAATTCTAGTAAAAGTCAGAATGGTTATAAGAAACCAAAAAGAGGTCAAGGTAAATAATGACATTTAGCTACTTTAAAAAAAGTGAGTTTACTTGTAAGTGTGGTTGTAAGACTAACATGATGGACTTAGATTTTATAGAAGATTTAGATAGAGCTAGGTCTTTTAGTAATATTAAATATAAAATAACATCAGGGTACAGGTGTCCAAATCACCCCCTGTCAATAAAAAATCCTTCCAGTTCACATATAAAAGGAATTGCTTGTGATATAGAATGTAAAGATAGTTATCAAAGAGCATTGATTGTAAGTGGACTAGCAGAAGCAGGATTTGTAAGAATTGGTTTGAGTAAAGAAGGTGGATTCATTCATGTAGATTCAGATCAAGATAAGGTTCAGCCAGTTATCTGGTTGTATTAATTAATAATTAAAATAAATAAATTATGGAAATGTTAAAAAAAATGTTTGACTCAAAAAAGTTTTGGTATGCAGTATCTGCAGTATTATGTCCGTTTGCAGCAGCAAAGCTAGGTCTATCAGAAGCAGAAGTAGAGAAAGTTTACTATGCGATACTTACTTTAATTCTAGGTCAGGGAATTGCTGACATTAAGAAATAATGAGTAAAATAGTAGATATGATTACTGGTAGCTTGGTTAAACAAGCTATAAGTCCAATTACTGAAATTGTTAAGTCAGTTTTAGAATTGTTTAAAGACACTAAGGGTAAGTATTCTTCTAAGAGAACAATAAGTGGGGTGTTAGTTATAGCTGCTAGTGCAGATATATCGTTAAATGGCATTACATATATGAATTTGGGTTTAAGTTTTTTAGCAGTCTTACCATTACTGTTTTCAGTATTTGAAAAAAATTGTGAAAAGTGTAATTGTAATCTAAAAAAATAGTTACATTTGTGCTTCTATCAACCTTTCTGGTTGGATAATTGTTTTTAGTTTCAAGAGTGGGGTGTTAATAACATCCCATTTTTGTTTTAGAAGCACCTAATAATTTGCTTACATTTAGCAAAACTAAAAATCAAAAACATGACAAAATTAAAAGGTAAAAGATTAAGACTTTCTGCTAAAGAAGTAGAATTAATAAATGAATCTAGGGGTATAGATGTAGAAAACATCAATGGCAATACAGCTTTAGAGTTACATTTAAAAGAACGAGGTATTAATAAAGAAGATGTTGTTAGTGTCAAGCATTGGCAAAACATGGGTGGTGAACTGAGATTCTCTATAGTTACAAAACAAGAGTATGGTTTAGATGAAGAACAAATATTAGATAAGATAAAAAGTCTTATAGAAGATTACTCACCAACATACAAAAAAATAGATAGAGATTTTGAAAATGATCACCTACTTGTTATTAATCCTGCCGACATACATATTGGTAAATATGCTAAAGAATTAGAAACAGGTAATGGATATGACTGTGAAACTGCTGTAGAGAGGGTTTTAGAGGGCATACAGGGACTTTTAGAGAAGTCTGCAGGTTTTGGTATAGAAAAGGTATTATTTTGCATAGGAAACGATATTTTACATATTGATAATGTATACAACCAAACTACTGCAGGTACAAGACAAGATGTAGATGGTAAGTGGTGGGAGCATTTTGAGATTGCTTTGATGCTATACGTTAAATGCATAGAGATGCTAAGACATATTGCACCAGTAGATGTGTTGCATAGTATGAGTAATCACGATTATCAATCAGGGTTTCATTTGGCTCATGCTTTAAAGAGTTGGTTTAGGAAAGATGATGATGTAGATTTTGATATTAGTGTTGCACATAGAAAATACTACCAGTATGGTAATAATCTAATTGGCTTAGAGCATGGTGATGGTGCTAAGATGGTTAATCTACCTCTGTTAATGGCACAAGAACAACCTAAAATGTGGGCAGAAACTAAGTATAGGTATTTTTACTTACATCATTTACATCACAAAGTAAAACATAAATGGTTAGATGCTAAAGATTACGTTGGTGTTACTGTAGAATATCTAAGAAGTCCATCAGGCACAGACAGTTGGCACAGTCGTAAAGGATTTACTGGAGTTCCTAAAGCTGTAGAGGGCTTTTTACATGAGAAGAATAGTGGTCAAGTAGCAAGAATCACACATTATTTTTAAAATATTGTTAAAAAAGTTTGGTAGTCTAATTCAATTTTATAATTTTGCTTATTATTAACTAAAAATAAATATAATGAGTAGAAATAAAACAAACAATAAAGAAAATCAAGAACCACAAATTAAAGAAACTAGAAAGGAAGCACTAACAAGACTATTTTTAGAAAATGGTTTAGTAAAAGAAGATGTGCATAAAGACCCAAGAGGTTTCGTTATTATAACAAGATCAGGCATAGATAAAATTGTAAGCAAACAAGGTATTACTGTTGCATACGAACCTTTATTGTTAGAATTAAAGAAAGATAATATTAATGTTGTTATTAGAGCTGCTGCATCAATGCAAGGCAAAAATAATAAACCAATTAACATGATGTCTTTTGGTGAAGCATCTGACAATAACCTAATGGGTGGTGGTAAGAAGTTTCCAGTTGCTATGGCAGAGAAGAGAGCAATGTCAAGAGTTGTACTAAAGATTGCAGGATTCTATGAGCAAGGTGTGTTTGGACAAGATGAGATTGTCGATTAATGAATGAAGAATGGTTAGATAATATCCTTGATGGTGAGCCTAGTGGTATAACTGATACCCAATGGCTTATCATTGAGAATAATATTTACAACACAAGTTTACCTTCAAGAACTATAGAAGACATTATAGAAAGATTAAATGATTTAACACAACTAGAAGCAGAAGAAATAATAACAACTATAAACGAAAACACATATGAAAGAGATACAAGAAAACAATGGGAAAGGATGTTCAAAGACGGGATGTTTAAGCATAGAGATTTATAAGCACTTTACAGAACCACATACTTATGTAGTCTGGCACAAGAAAGAGGTTATAGGTTTTATTAATGAAGACCAAGCATTACAAGTATTAAACAAAGATGAGTTGGTAGATTTTTATTATAACAATAAATCTAAATTTAAAATACCATCTTGGAAGATTGATAAATACATTTACAAAAATGACTAATCAGTATTCATTAGATAAGATAAGAAAGTCTAGGAATGAATTTGAGGCATTGCTTAGAATATATGGTGTGTCAAACACTCTACTAAGTAAAGTTATGGTAGTTAATTATGCTACAAGCAAGAAGTTTCTTGCAGACCCTACCAGAGTTAGATTCATTCACCTAAGAAGTATTTCTTAAACTTAGGGTTAGATAATGTTAAGTGGTATAATAAGTTATGGAGTTGGGTTATCAGTAAACTAAAACAATAGATAATAACAGAGTAAAGACCTTCTCACTAATATAGGCATTATAAAGATGGAATTAACATTAAGACAACAAACAAAAAAATGGGATGTATGCTTTTGGTTAGGATATACAAAAG